AGGCGGGGCCCCCCCTGCTAGCAGGCCCCTAGCACCATAAATGTGAGCCTTTGGCAGAATGCCAGCATCATGCTAGTGCGCCGCCTCCAAGCTGCCAGCTCAGAAGATCTCCGATACAAAAAAGGTACCGGCCCCGCCTCCTAGCTAGACCATCGCGCCCGTGTAGTACAGGTGCTCTTTTTCTATCATGTGTGTCGTCACGTGGCACTCCAGCTCTCTGAGCACTTGAGAGCTCAAGATCTCCTCTAGGGTGTCTACCAACACGTAGTCATCGAACCGCTGGCCTCCGTGCTCTTTCTTTATGCCTATCGAGTAGGTGATCTTGTCTTCTGTGGCTATCGCCGCCTGGTAGCTTACGTTCTTGCTCAGCCAATAGAGAACTGAGTCTCTGTCCATTATGCGTGTCATGCTGTTGTTGTTTGGTATGATGTAAAAGTACGCAATACTTTTTACATTTTTCATTTTTTGGTCGTATATTTGTTTTTTTAACGCATCACCTCTGACTCTATCCTCTTGGCGATCTCGTCTAGGTCGTCTGCTGAGACCTCTAGCCAGTATGTGCCAGTGGCGTACTCGTTGAATATCTTCTTTATCTGGTCCTGTATGGACTCGCTGTTCTGTGCGTTCATGCTGATCTGTGTTTGTGAGAGCCCAGGCCATCATCTGACTAATTCCTTGCCGCGCTCTTGGCCAGGTAGCCTGGGCTCCCATGTCTACATATGGCTCAGCGTACTACTGAGCTGTGAATCGAGCTGTGACCTGAGCTGTGAATTGAGCTGTGACCAGAGCTGTGAATCGAGCTGTGAATCGAGCTGTGACCAGAGCTGTGAATCGAGCTGTGACCTGAGCTGTAAATTGAGCTGTGAATAGAGCTGTTCCCTGAGCTGTGACCTGAGCTGTGAACCGATCTGTGACCTGAGCTGTGAATTGAGCTGTGACCTTACGTCTATCTGTTTCATGGTATTATGTTTTGGTAGTTAAATAAGAAAGTAGCGGACGTATTAGCCAGCTCCTCTCTGTGTATCAAACAACAACTCTCTTATTTGTATTTTGCTATCAGGATCTCCAGCTCTTCTAGGAACTGCGGTAGTCTGTCTGTAGGGATCTGCTCTGTCTGTGCGAACCTCCATTTGAACATGTGCACCTCATCTCCTTTCTCATTGATCACGTGATAGTACCCGTCCTCTTCTCCTACGATCTGATACTCTTTGCCGTTAGTCAAATGCCTGTAAGATCCAGCCTCTTGGCATGTCATCATCCTTTTGCGTGGCTTCTCTGCCTCTTCTGCGTATGGTTCAAAGCAATCGTATGGTGTATGGTAGACGGTATTCTCCAGATCAAAGAACCATTCTCCTCCTTCGGCAATTCTATTACTACTGAAGCCTGTTATCGTGTAGATCTCTCCTACTTGCAGGTTCGCTTCTTTGATATAATATGCTGCACTCTTATAGATCATTGAGTCTGTCTTGACCAGCTTCACTTTCATTCCAGGTTTGTATCCCAGCCTCTTGATCTCCGCAGTGTGGTCTGTCTTTGGCTCTTCTGGTTCTATCTTCTTACGATCTCCTCTTTTGCCCCTATATGGTAGGTTCATGAAAGTGTCTTCTCGTGGATCTACTAATGTCCAAGGGTGACCATATTCGTTGATGATCCTGGTCGCGTATCCATCGCTGTCTGTCTCAAGGACTTCGTACTCGTGGCCTTCTATGTAGTATCTTGAATTGGTCTTTGTGCACCTGACGTATAGATTCCCTTCTAAGGAATTATTCCCGGCTTTGTACTCTTCGAGTCTCCTTTTCAGATCGTTATTATACGCAGGATCCTTCTTGACGTACTCTCTTCCGTTGTAATATCCATCTTTATATCCCATTAGCGTTTCTAGCGCAAACAGGGACATAAAGTCTGGTACCCGATGTTCTACTCGCCAAAGTCCTCTCTTGACATTGGTGATGAACCCAGCACGTCTGAAATACGACTGGTAGGCACGTACGCGGTACCACTGTCCGTACCATACTCTGTGTTGACCTTTTTCTCGAGTCATATCATAGAGTGCATTCTTAAAGTCCTCGCTCGTGTATGTTTCTCCTGGTTTGTAGGCGTTGATGAAGTTGACAACTGCAAAATAGATCGTTCCTTGCTTTATCATAATATTTTGATTGTTTGTTACTTAGTAAATGTACGTGAAATAATCGACTTAAAAAAGCTTTTTGTCAGGTATTTGTTTTCATACTATGACATATATCCCCGACCGTCTTCGTAGAATTCCCACCCGTTATCTATAATATGATCGGATATCGCCTCTTCAGAGCAAAGATATTCGTATTCATTCTCTAACATATTAAGGTATTCTCTACTGAGGTCTTCGAGATACGCTTCTTCCAATTCTTCCAGTTCTGCTTCAGTCTTGGCTGTGTCTTCTTGGCGCTCCAGTTCATCCAGATCGCTCAGAAACTTCTTGGCGATGGAATATGTGGCGCAATGCTCACCGTGCTCAGAAACGACCTTGAGAGCGCTAGATTTGGCTGACGTAGTGAAATTTGCCTTAATGTATGGAGGATATAGATCGAATTCTTCTATATCAAGGCCTGCTGTCCCCTTGGCGTCTTCTTTGACTGTATCTGACCACCAACCGTATCCTGTCAGTAGTTCTGAGTTGTCGGCGAGGACTTTGGCCTGTGCCTTTTCTGATAGCTCTTCAAATTTGCAAATGTTCTGTGTTACTGTACGCATGTTGTTTGTTGTTTGGTATGTTATAAAAGTACGTGAAATAATTGACACTAGAAAGTTTCTGGACGTATATTTGTTTTCTTACTGTGTGATTATCTCGTCCACAATTCTTTTAGCAAACTCATCCAAGTCGTCTGCTGATATTTCTAACCAATACCCACCAGTCGCATACTCATTAAAGATTTTCTTTATCTGGTCCTGTATGTTTGCTTTCTGAGCTTCGTTGTTTGCTGTTGACATTGTTGTTGTTTTTAGTACTAGATAAAAGTAATGAATTAAATTGACACTTGAAAGTTATTTCTCAAGTATTTGTTTTTCTACTATGAGACATAACCACTATATCCAGCGAATAGCTGGAGGACCAGATAATCAAAGTTGTGAGCTTTTTTACATATAACAGATCAAGCTCACTATCCCATAATACAAACCCATATCCTAAGGGCAGACTGTCTGTTGCTATTTATTTCGCTGTCGATAGTTGTCAGGTTAGGACATTGCTACCACTTTTAGACGTCTGATGTTTTCTTGGTGTAAAGTTAAAATCAACCACCAAGCTCTATTGTAACTGAGCGGATATTTCATTAGTGATATCTCTGTAATAACACAAGGAATGAACCCGATTAAGACCTTATAGGTAGAGACATAAAAAAAGCACCTCCTTTTGGGAGATGCTTCAGTATCTGGTCCGGGTTAATAACCCCTAATGTGGAAAGACCCAGAATATTTTAAAGTAATGTATTATTGCGAAAGAATGAAGTCTTCGTAATGAGTGTGTAATTCTTAGGTCTTTCCAGGACGGTATAATTATGTTCTCTGCTTACTGTAATAAATATACACACTTTCTCTAAGATAGAGCTTTGATGTATAAAAGTTTAGATATTATCCAAGTCTTTCTGCAATAATTATATAGACCAAGACCCAGACCCAGACTCAGACCAAGACCCAGACCCAGACCTAGACCCAGACCTAGACCTAGACCAAGACCTAGACCAAGACCCAGACCAAGACCAAGACCCAGACCAAGACCTAGACCCAGACTTCTTTTTAAATTTAATACAGCTCATAATTATAGTTTAGAAGATTTACCAAAAGACTCTATAGCAGAAAGTTGGACATAATATTCGTCTCCTACTTTTTGAGCATCTTTGTATTTCTTATCTGTAAGTGGGCCTGTTTCGTACACTATATGGGCATTCTCCAGTTTAATACAAGTGTCGTTAACTCCTACCAGCTTTCCCCCATAGAAGTAGTTAGAACACATTATTAATACTTCTTCTCCGAGTAATGACAAAAGACCTTCATTCTCTACTTCTACTACTTTAATTGGTTGCATTTTCATATTCTGTTGTTTTTAGTTATTTATTTATATAGCCTTTAGTTGATACTTCTTTCCATCTATCTCTACTACTTTACCCTCGCAGCAATCTTCTTTTGGTAATCCGGTCTCAATTAACTCACCGTAACACACTTGACCTAGTACTAATTTGCCTACTTTTATTTGCATCTCTTCTTTAGTAGGTATTTTCCAAGTAGTTAATCCGGCAAATATTCTTAGTTTACTTGATAGCTCTCCTTTACAAATTATACCCCAACCAGCTTCAATACCCCAACCAGCTTCAATACCCCAACCAGCTTTAATACCCCAACCAGCTTCAATACCCAAACCAGCTTTAATACCCCAACCAGCTTTAATACCCCAACCAGCTTTAATACCACAACCAGCTTTAATACCCCCACCAGCTTTAATACCCCCACTAGCTTCAATACCATCGCCAGCTTCAATACCACTACCAGCTTTAAAGTATATATTACCGGAAGCAGTTAAGTGGCCTTTGAATTTTACTGTTCCGAGGTCTTCTTCTGCTTCTATATGTCCTTGGTAGTTACTTAGGTCTTCTTTACCTACGTAGTAATTGTCTTTGTCTAAATGCTCTTTTTTAATTAGAAATGTGTTCATATTGCTTTGTTTGTTTGGTATGATGTAAAAGTAAGTAAAAAGATCGACACTAAAAAGAAATAACTCAGGTATTTGTTTTCTTCATATGATCCTCTTCACATAAGAAAAAAGCCGGGGGTGGAAACCCCCGGCTCATATACCAACTAACAACTATGCTGTTTCATACTTCTCTGCCAGAGTCCAGAGCTTCTGGTTGATCTCCAGGTCAGTGATCGGGTTCTTTATAGGACGTGCGACTCTCTCGTTGAGGCTGAATCCTCCTTTGATGATCCCTTCTTGGCACACGTTGTAGGTGACCCAAAGGCTTTTGCCCCTGTCTTCAGTGCGGCGAGGCTGCAGAAGGTCTACGATCTCGTACTGCTCAGGCTGTCGGTCTGTGTTCATGCGCAGAGCAAGAGCTTCTGTAGCGAACTGGTAGCGCTGGCGGTCTGTCATCTCTATCATGTTCCAGCGGTTGATCTTGGTCACTGCCTTCTCCATGTCCACGACCTTCTGGTCAACGATCATCTTCACCTCTTCTTGGTTGTATTTTATGTGGCGCTCTTTCATGCTGCCGAAGTCCTGTGTCTTGATGATCAACCCGTTAGAGCACACCAGCCTGAAGATGCCGGCTTCTATCTGAAGTGGGCGGCAGCCGTTGCTGTTGTTGATCACGACCATTGTAGGACGGCCTTCTATTCCTCCGCGTCCGTCTTTCATGTAGAGCTCTTCGTTCTGGAACTCCATGATGTGCGTACCAAACGTGGTGTAGATCTCGTTTCCTTTGCGGCTCTTTGACTGCTTGGCGTTGGTGAGCTTCCACCCCTGCCCGTCCAGGTGCTCGATCAGGTCGATAGAGCTTACGAACTTGTAGTTGCCGCTCAGGCGAGATGCTGGTCCAGGCGCGAATATGCCTGGAGCTTTCTGCTTTGCTGTCTCTAGAGACATGGGAGCGATCATGTTGTTCTTGTTGTTGCTTGCGAGCATTACTTCTGTCTGCATAACGTTTGTTTTTAGTTGTTTAGTGCGATGTAAAAGTACAAAATAAAGTTGAAAGTAGGCAACGTTCGATCATATATTTGTTATCCTAATAGCCAGCTCAGCTTTCTTCTAGACTCAGCAACGTGCCATTTGACTGTGTTCTCTACCGTGTCTAGCATGTCTCCGATCTCGCTGTACTTGTAGCCGATAGCAGCAAGCCTCATGACCTTCTCAGAAGACCTTGGCAGCAGAGACATTGCGGTCTCAAACTGCTTGGCTGCCTCTGACCTTCCTGCTTCATTGTAGGCCACAGACCTGTACATGCTCTTGATCTCTGCAAGCACTGACCTGTCGTTGGACACATCTCTTCTTTTGATGGCCTTGGCTGTAGTTATCGCGTTGTTCTTGATCACTGTCCTCATCCAGCCCTCGAACGATCCTATGCCTTGGTATGACTGTATCTTCTGGAACACCTTCAAGAACCCATCGTTGATCACCTCTTCAAGGTCTCTGCTGTCTTTGAAGTACTTATAGAGCATGCGATGCATGCCTGGATAGTAGTGCTTATACACCTCTTCTTGGCATTTCCTGTCGTTCTCTCTGCATCCGGCTATGAGCTCGTGTATCTGTGTGTGGTCCATGTCATTGTTTTGTAGAGTGTAAAGATAAGCAAAATACCTGGTACTTTAAACTAATTTCCCAGGTATTTGTTTTGCTAATGTGTGGCAGGTGAAGCTTCTTCTGTGCCCATGAACCCAGCAATGAGATCAAGCGGGGTCTCTGGATACAAGATCTCATAGACGCTTGGAGCAAAGGTCTTCAGAGTGGTCTTCTTCCCTTCTTGCCATCCGCCCATGTTGCATGCAGATATGATGTCGTAGATCTCGAATATCTCGCTGAGGTTGAGCTTGTCTCCTACCAGAGCGTGAACTTTCTTCATTGCTTCTGTTGTTGTCATAACCGTTAGTTGTTTAGTGTGATGTAAAAGTAGGAAAAATACCTGACACTTAAAACAAAAGCATCAGGTATTTGTTTTCATAATTTATTCTTCTCCCATATACATCGCCATATCGTCCTCATCGGCATAGAATATCTCGGCCAACATATAACGGAGATCTTCATCTGTGCCTGTAAACTGTACCACCGGATTTCCCCCACCTGGTCCACACCAATTTAAAACGTTCAGTAATATGTTTCTCTTCTCCAAAAGACCCCAGAACTTTTGATCTTCTTTTTCGTTGCCTGTGAATGGAATGCAATCCATCTCGATCGTTTTTGTCATATCTTTTAGTTGTTTAGTGTAGAGCAAATGTACGACAAAAATCTGAAAGCAGGTAACTTTTTATCACATTTATTTCATCATCACGCATCAGCAAAACAAATATATGAAAAATAAGTTCCAAGTATCAAAACTTTGTCGTACTTTTACATCACACTAAAAAACAAACAACATGGCAACAAAGACACTGACAAACAAACAGGCGCTTACGAAGATGATCAATTCCTTAGATCCTATCCAGTTGGGAATACTTCGAGAGAGGATACTCGCGATGACAGAGAACATACTCGAGAACGAACAGGACATACGTAAGGTGATGGAGGCCGACGGCAGGAGGTCGATGATACATCCAGATTATTATTTCCAGACCATCGAAGCCATCAGGATCACAATGGAATATTAAGAAAACAAATACCCGACAAATAAGTTTCAAGTGTCGGGTATTTTTCCTACTTTTACGTCAGATCAAGCATCGCACGCCAGCGGCCACTGAAAGGTTCGGAGTTACTTGCCGAAGATGGGTATACTCCGTCCTACGCGACACTTTTTCTCTATCGTATTAAAGAGATCCTCATACAAGGATTCTCATATGTATTCTTTTTCACATCAGTCCAAGATCTCTATGTCTGCAGTCTCCTGGGCACACCTCCACCCATCTGCCTCTAGATCGTAGAACGTCACGACTCCTTTTTTCGGGATCCCGTAGTAGTCTCTTTTTCCTTGCGCGGGTAGCATGTCTGGGTTGGTCGTGCCTACAGCCACGCGAACAGTCCCGTCCTTTTTAGTGAACTGGAAGCGCACCTTTCCTGACTTCAGCCGGTCTACCAGTTTTTTTGTTGTGTTTTCCATAGAGTAAAAGTACAAAATCTTTTTGAATCTAGGAAACTTTTTGTCAGATATTTGTTTTCTTAATTTATCTTGGCTTCCAAAACGATCATGACATTATCGATCAAGTTCTCTATATCTTTCATCTCTCTATCGAAGAGTGATCTTGCATTTGGAGATACCTTTAACATTAATTGTTCTTTATGAGATCCTGATAAAGGAAAGAGCCACAAAAATATCTTTTTCAATTTACATACCTTTTTTGTTTTCTGGATACCTTTTTTATTTTTGGGTGCAGTTTATCCATCTTCCGTCAAAATTGAATTTGAAGCTTCCCAGGTAGCTGTATCTGTTACCCCACTCCTGTGGGGAGATCAAGCTCAAAAAATTCCCGCTCTCAGATCCGTACAGGTGATACACTGATCCTGCCTTTGGTTGAAAGTTATACTTGGAAGAGTACACAAGCTCGTTGTCTCTCACCTCGTCTAAAAGCTGCTGCCACTCTCTGGACAGGTGGTCGAACTTGGAAGCGTAGTGAGATCTGACCATACTCGTGTTCTCTTGGTTGAACACCGTTAAGTCTTCTGGCTTGAAGTTGGGAGATCCCACCTCTGTGGGATAGGTCTTAGAGATCCTGTTTTCGACGTAACTCAGAGGCTTGTTGTCGTCCATTTTTCATTTTGATGTAAATATAAATACCTTTTTTGATCTAAGTACTTTTTTCGTTTCAAGTCCAAAGCTTCTGCCTATCTATGGCTGTATCTACTGCTGTCAAGCTCTCTGCGCCCAAAGAGATCCAGTATACTATTCTAGCGATGTCTGGGTGGTCAAGCTGTGCTCCTATGCTTGAGTTCATAACTCCCATCCACGTTATGCTGTGCAAGATATTCATATGGACAAATGTACTACAAGTCTGCTTGCATATGAAGCCATTCTTTTTTGTTGCTTGACATTGCAGATCGTTTTTTGTTGTCAGAAATACTTTTTTGATCTAAGGAAATATAAGTCCATGGTGGTATGCATTAGCATAAAATATATATGGTGTACTACGGAGATGGATTTTTCTTCGCAAGAGAATGCTCCGTATTATACCTTTTTTATTTACTGGGTATCTCTTCCTACTTTTGGTAGCTTTTAATACCTTTTACTGCTTTGAAATACCTTTTTTATTATAAGTACCACTTTCTCTTGTTGGTACCACACTTAGAAATATCTTCATAGTCGCAGAGCTCGATCTCTCTCTCATCCTATCGTGTCAGCCTCAGCGTGTCTCCTACCCTGTACAGATCACACCGTCCGTATACTCCTCCTATACTTCCGTGTAGTATAGGCATTCGTAGTCGTTCTTGGTGTTCTCTATCTTTACTACTGTTCTCCCTGAGTGTGGATAGTCGCATGACATGGTACTTGATATAGTCATTGTTATCAGTCCTAGTATCATTATCTGTGTCTTCTTCATATAGTTGATTATTATTCTGGTTTTTTATTTATGATGTGGTTCTATTCTTCTAGTCGTATTATAGGTATGAGTGATAGTACCTGTTGTAGTTCTAGGAAATTATCAATTGTGTTCATGATATCCTTTGGTAGTCTTTTGATCACTGTGTCTTGGATCGATGTCATCTCTATAATATTCTGTTTCATCGTGTCGTCCTCAGTCGTTCTTCTAGTTCAGTCAATAGTTGGGATGCTTTTAGCGGGAGTGTCCATAGGATTAGCTTTGTTGTCCAATCGGTTCTTAGTGATCCATAGTCTATATCATATATCCTTTTGGCATGGAGTAGTACTTGGACTTTACGCTATGTGGAGTGTCCAGTTGTGATCCTATCTTTCCAGGATTTCTGATTATCATCTGGTATGATATCTGTTTCATTATTCTATCCTATCTTTTAATGCTGAGATGATCCTGTACATGTGAGCTCTCGTTAGTTCCATGTCTATTGAGCTCGGTTCCAGTTTTATCCTTAGTGTATCTATCTGTTCTGACCTTAGAGCGTCACTCCTCTCTATGTAACCTGTTATATTTTTCATTGAATGTGGAGTTGATCTTCTAATGGTCTACCGACTCCTCTTAATTGATCGCCAAACGAAGAGTATATGTTATAAATGTGACGATTTAATTCACGTATAGATGGAAACTCCTTTGGATGTCTTTCTGACAGATCGCAAGAATCGACTATCTTAGCGAATATGATCTCTGTGTCTTTCATGTTATACTAAAAATAATAAATTCTAAGTTGACGCATCTGTGGATACTTTGGATCTATGAGGTTATCGAATATCAGATCATTGAATACTACGTTATCTAACCCTCTGAATAGTACCCAAGGTTGTATTTTGCCTAAGAATTCTATACGATGCAGCTGTCTCATCTTGAGATTGGTTGTATTGTTAGGTTTATGGCCCTTAGTTGGAGCTCGTTGTTAAAAGTATTAAAAGATTCTACAAAGGTTTTGAGTTTGGTCTTTTGGATTTTTACGCCTCCATAAAGTTGATCCTCTACTAATCTTCTCCAAGAAAAGACGCTTTGACTTATCGCTATTACTGATTTCATCTGATCTGTATCTTATCTATGTATGTGTATGTGTGGTCTTGCGGTTCAAATGCGAACACCACCACCTGAGTACTCATGTTCCAAGTTCCAGAAAGTATCTTTCTGACCGTAGTCTCTATTCCTCTGTTGATGTGATCTTCTGTCCAGGCTTTGACCTCGGTGATGTCTACCCCGTTGGGATCTATCAAGTCATGGTAGTATGTATGCTCACCTTTTGAGTTTACAGTAGGAGGAGCTGGAGTGTATCCCAAATTCTCTATGAGCCACATCTCTGCCGGCTTTCCTTGCCAGACCATCTTCTCTATCACAGACCAAGCTCTGCCTTTTCTTGCCCTAGGAGATTCGTATATCCTCTTGGTCTCTTCTTGTACCATCTGGGCCAGCGCATGCTGATCTTTGATGTCTTCTTTTCTGAACTTTATTATATCGGCCATGCTGTTTGTACTTGCTCTTTTATAGGAAATGTTGTTGATAATATCGATCTGCTAAAGACTCCTGTCCACTCAAAATATGGCATTGCGGCCGCATTCATGTACGATCCTATAAGATTTTTTGAGTCAAAAAATTTATGGATGGCATACACAACTCCTTCGTTGTAACCGAATGTGATCTGCTTCATAGATATAAAAGTAACACAAGGTCTAATAGGAAAGAAATCTATCTCTAAAGTAAGAACATCGTCAACTTAACTCCAAGACAAAGAGCAAAGATCACGAATATGCTTTCTACTACCAAGATAGGAGACGCCACCGGATCTGCATTTGATATTTTCTTCTTAGATCTGTGTAGCAGTATTATCAACGCGCAATCTATCAGCGACAGCGCGCACACTATTAACTGGTCCATATGCTCATTCGGGATTAAAACAGGACAGTCCAGATCCAAACCTATGCGTTGTATAGTCTGAAAGATCTGGATGCCTAGAATTGAAACTATTTGATGTTTAGTGATTTTCTGGGAGCACCTCTGTCTCCGGCGCTAGGTCTTCTTGGTTTAGGTCTCTGTTTACTCTCAGAAGCATGTTCCTAGAGTACGATAAGAACTCAAGACAGAAGAACAGTGTGATGATCAGCGATGTCATGGCTTGGATTTGGCCTCCTTTTCCAAGATCCTGTCTACTTTGTAGTCTCGAACATTATTCTTCCATTCTGATTTTGGAACGTACTTGGCCTTGTTTGAAGATACGACAGAGTGTGCCTCTTGGTCGTTCAGCCTTTTGTACTGGCCGTCTTTTGTGATCTTTACCGTCTTCATATACTTTATTGTTTTGGGTGTGATTAATCTTCTGTGTAGTCTTCTATCAACTGTTTTATGTAATGTTTGATAGCTTTTTCTGGATCGTCAGATGCTGGTTTACCTTGCATTGTATGACTTAGACATTCGGCATATCCTAATGACTTACCGTATTCCAATGCACTCTCTACCTCTTCAATGAGGCTTTCTAATGTGACTACTATCTGGTCCATCTTGTCTGGTTTTACTCTTCATCATGCAGCACGAGTCCAGAAGACATGTTGCCTCCCTGTTCTGTGAGGTTAGCGTTGCCTTTGTGTATCAACTCTAACATCTTCTTCTTGATCTCCTTTATCGAAGTTCCGTACTGTTTGAGTTGGTCTTGATCGTCTGGACTCAGTCCTTTCATGGCTTCTTTAACGTATGACATCTCGTTGTGTTTCTAATAAATATCTGACTGGTTCGAAGACTTGAGTCTCTCTATCTCTTGGGCAAGACTAGGGTCTCGAATGACTTGTATCGATGACACCTCTTCGCTCTCTTTTCCCTCTGTGACTATGAGCCCTACGAACTTTTTGGCTTCAGAGTGGTTGACACACGTGGTCCTGTATCCCAATTCTACTCTCTTAGGGTGTATGGCAGTGTCGCATACTTTGCAATAATATATTGGTTCTTCCATTGGTCTATAACTGTTTGTGTGTGGTAAATATAAACTTTATCTGCGATAGGGAGAAGTCTATTTTTCTTGTTCTTCTTCTTTGTAGTATCTTGCCATCTTGTTGTTCTTCTTCTTTAAAGACAGGATTACGATCGTAGAGAAGAACAGTATGTAAACGTAGTAGTTAAGCATGGACCTATTTTCTTTCGGTGATCATGAAGTTTAGTATGGTCTTTTGCAGATCGTTGAGAGCTTGGGTGTTGTCCTGTATCAGTTTTGACATCCTGTCTCTCTCTTCTACAAGCAGATCGTTCATCTCCTGCTGTACTCGGTCGATCTTCTCTTCCAGCATCTCGTTCCTTTCTACCAGCTTTTGATACTGTTGGAACGCTACGTAGGCCAAAACGACCGTTATCACTCCCAGGATCCCGTACTGAAGGACGTAATTCTGTATCCCCTCTGCGTTGACCGGGTTTGCTGGGACCTCTAACATGGATCTGAACATCTGATGAAATTTACTAACAATAAATATCAGACTATTTGCCAGATTTGTATCTTTCTATCAGTCCTTTTGCGTAAATTTTCAAGCTGCCTATCTTTATATCTACTCCGTTGAAAGTCAGATAGAAAGTAAATAGGACGAATGATATTATCCTGATGACGTTTAACTTATTGATCTTCTTCATGCTTTTATGTTTTGGAGCTGTGAATCGAGCTGTGACCAGAGCTGTAAATTGAGCTGTGAACCGAGCTGTGAACCGAGCTGTGACCAGAGCTGTGAATTGAGCTGTGACCTGAGCTGTGACCTGAGCTGT